ACCAGCTTCTTTTAGTGTCATGTTGCTCCCTTACATTTCCACAGCGGTTGTGGATACATAAAGTATGACCTAAATCAAGAAGGTTGGGTTAATTACTTTCGGCGTGTTTTATAACGATTAGATAAAGCCAAGAGCCTCAACTGCATCGATATGATCATCAATCGTGCGAGGCTGATAGTCGGTTTCACACTCCATACGACTTTCCAAGAGCTGTAAAACTGCCATCTTTATTGATCGGGATCATCTGCACATTCATATTTTTGCCATCCCAGTCCATAATTACAATGCCCATTTGCCAATTAGCCAAGCCTTTTGTGTATGAGGCTTTTGCTCGGTTCATAAGGTTGCCTGTTTCAACCCCGTAAAGGGGTCTGTAAGCCCCGTAGAGCCCCTCTGAGTAGGCTGACATACCTAGTCTATGGGTATGACCACAAACCACGCTCTTACCAGCCTTTTTGGCTAAATTAAGGGCAGTCTGTCCAGCGTTGGGGTTCATGTTGCCCTCATCGCCATGAGCCAAAATCCAGCCTTTTTCAAATTCAAAGAATTGTTTGTGGAATGTAATGCCCATAGTTTCAAAATCCATAAATTTGGCATACTGCAATTCGGGAAGTGAAATCATTCCCGGAACTTTTAATAAAGTATTATAAAGGCGATCAGTATGATTACTGCGGATAATATGAGCTTCTCGGCTGTGCTCTGTGAGATCCCAAAGGATGTCTTGAGTAGCTGTGCGATCATCATCCAAAGTTTGTTGATAAGCCAAAGGTGTTTTTTCAGCCCATCGGCTAATGGTTTGAAAGTCAATTTCATCGCCAACACATAGAACGCTATCAAACTTTTCGCGTCGTGCGAGTTTAATAACATTCTTGACGGCTGCTTCATGGTGGTATGGGATTTGTAAATCTGAAATTACCAGATATCGCTTAATCGTTATCCTCATCGTCAGTTGGATCTATGGAAGGAATGATACCTCCATCGCCTACGATCCAATCAGGAAAAGTCTTATGCTCGGTCATTAACCAAAAGGCGTGTTCTGGTGTAAATCCTGCTTTACGAGCTGCTTTATAACATTCATGCAAAGCCATGTAATGCTGATCTATTTTGCTTAATGGCTCAGGAGAATGGCGAACTACTCGACGATTGATCTTTTTGCGTTTGATAGGTTTTCGTGTGTTCGCCATAATTAAAATTATGACTTACTGATTAAGACAAACAGATCATCGACACGCTGTTCAAGTCTTGTTATTTGATCCTTCATGCTAGAGCCACCATTAGGTCGCAATTCGTTAAGCCAGCCTTTAATAACCCAACGCAGAGCCAGTAATAAAGTGGTTAATATGCCGCTTACGCCAACTGCGATAGCGACGAAATCGTTTGGTGTCATTTCCCATCAATACCATAATCAGCTTCTTTTGAAGAAGTTGGATCAATGGCTTTTATAAATGGAGCAATAAGAGCACCAAGTAAAACTGCATATTCAGGCTTTATATCTCCAACAATTGCAAGAGCCACAGTAATTCCAGAAGCTGCAACAGCTCTTAGATATGACTTGATTGCTGATTTATGTTTTGGTGTTAGTTTCATATTTTACCTCCGAGTAATGGAACATCAAAAAACGAATTGTCTAAATCTCCCGAAGGACTAAAAGAACAATGGATATGGTGTTGGTGTGGGTTAATCCCTTTGTAATCAACAAATTTCCATCGGCTTTTAGCTGAGCATATTTTACCATTGAAAATCAAATATGAGATGCGTTTTTTACGATCTAATTCAGCATAATTTCGAAGCTGATCAAATAGATCAAAAGCAACATTTGGGTTTTTATTTAAATCCTTATCTACATCGATTGCACGAACTATTCCCCTGTCATCAGGGTTATGATCCGATACTCGGGCAGAATGCCTTGCATCCCCGATCCAACCATCTGATTTCCGATCGCGATCAGGAAAACAATCATCAATCTGTTCCCGAAGTTGAATTCCTGCTTTACAAAGAACTGGTTTCATTAATTAAAAAGGCTAGAAGCTTCTTCAGCAGTAATTCCCAAGCGATTAAACAATGCAGATTTGGCTAATTCTTTAGCAGCAATTTCAGTTTGTAATGCTGTTTCTGCTTCAAGATTGATAGCAATTTCTGCATCTCTTTCGGCTTGTTCTTGTTTAGTCATATTTCTTACTATATTTTCGCCGGTTGAGTGATCGTATATTCCTATTTGATTTGTCATTATGCTGTTACCAATCCATAGACTATTGCTGTTCCTGATATGTTTGTTGATGATGATTTTAATATAAAACCATCGTATGCTCTTTGTGTTACCGCTGAAGCGCCAAAAACAGTTCGTGTTCCATCCGCAGTTCCATATAAATCACCTGAACAAAAAGCATAATTACTGCCTTGACCGATTTGCCAAAATTGTATTGTCCCAAAAGTGCCACCTGTGTTTGAACCAATATATTTATTTAGAATCATTTGGTTAGCACCAGCAGCACCATAATTAGTCCAAGTTGCAGAATTAGCAGGAACACCAGCAGATGTTGAATAATAATTTGCTGCTTCTGTATTACCTGAATATCTTAATTGCATATAAAAATAATTTGAATCCGTTGCTGCATACACACCTTCAAACACCACATAATAAGTTTGATATGTTGATGTAAAAACTCCATCAAATGCTTGTGAGGCAACATTTGAAAATGTTGTTTTATTTATTAATTTCCAAGCACTACCACCAGCTGCTGGAGTAGCCCATTTAACTTTATATGGAGAAACTGTTGTATCTGCTGTTAATACTTGGCCGGTTGTTCCAATTGGTAAATTATCAAATGTTGCAGATCCTGTTCCAACAATAATATCTCCAGCAGCAGTTAATTCAGTTGCCATTGAATTTGTTATGGTTACTGCGCCACTTGTTCCGCCACCTGAAATTCCTGTTCCAGCAGTTACAGCTGTAATATCGCCAACATCATTTGTTATCCATGTATAATCTAAATCTGCATTTGTTGCTTTACTTAATATCTGACCAGTTGTTCCACCTTTAAGATCAACCAAAGATGTATCAATTCCAGATCCAAGTGTTCTAATGGCTGCTGCGCCATCTTTAACCAAATCAGTATCATTTGGCGTTGTCCATCCAAAGTTAGTAGTTGTTGCCATATTAGGCTACTGCTCCAATCGCGTTTTCCCATGTTAGTATAGCGGATAAAGTGTTCCATGCCTCTGACCCCGACACTTGATCCCACTCAAGTGCTACTTGAGAGAATTCAATCGGACTCAAATTTATCGTTAAAAATAATTCATTAAAAGCTGTGCTCCAGTTCCAGCCTTCAATATAGCCTTCAAATTGTTCTGTGGGAGCAATCTGAACTGGAAGATCGGTGATTCTTAGTGGCTGACCAATAAAGATACCCAATAAAGCATCGCGATCGCTGTTATCAATTTCAGGGTTAGTAATTGGAAATGTAATACTGTCAAACTTGGCTCTAGGATATGACCGAAGGGCAATATAGCGGTCTGCCTGAGCCTGAGCCTGAGTTCCATTATGCAAAACAGTATTGATTGTTTCTCCACGATAACCAAAGGTTGCAATACTTGTTATATCTGTGGCTGTTTTTTGTGATCCATAATTATTGCCGTAATTAATATAAACATCATTTCGCACATCGCTACCATTTGTCAGGGTTCGAAGGCCAGCACTAAGAGCTGTATTTGCTGAAATTTCTGTGTATCCATTAATGGCTAAATAAGTCTGTCGATGGATTTGATCAGCGTATCCAATTCGACCTTGATTATCCTCATATAAAACTCCAAAGGCTGAGTTAGCAATTAAGGCTGCTATGTTATAAACAGTATCTGGACTGCTTGTTCGATTTTCCATTGTGTATTGTCCGGGTTGATCTATTTCTCCAAGTCCAAGATTTTCAGCATTTGCCCAAGTTGTAGTCGGACTATATCCAGCCCATGTTTCAGCTGCTGGAACTTCATTCCAATTATTTAAGAATAGATCACTTAACAAAGCATAGATTTGATCTCCATCGGTATCCTGAGCCAAAATTCCATTTGTAACTACT